GTGGAACAGGAGCAATTACTGCAACTGCAGTTTTAGCTAATGGAGAACTACTAATTGGTGATAATAGTACAGACCCAACTGTAGCAACCCTAACTGGAACTTCTAATCAAATAACCGTTACAAATGGTGGTGGTAGTATTACACTTTCTACACCACAATCTATAGATACATCAGCAGATGTAACTTTTGATTCATTAACATTAGATGATTTAACTGCTGGTAGAGTAGTATTCTCTGCAGCAGATGGTCTATTATCAGACGATAGTGATTTCACTTTTAGTGGAGAGACATTAACAGTTACTAAACTTGGAGCTTATGAACAAGCTGGATCTGTAGATTTTTCTGATGAGGCTATGACCAATGTTAATATTGATAGTGGAGCAATTGATGGAACAGTTATTGGTGCAGCAACACCAGCCTCTGGATCATTTACAGGAATTATTGTAACTGGTGGTATGGAAGTACGAGGAGATTTAACATATGTTTCAAGTTCAAATTTAGATATTGGAGATAGAATAGTTACATTAAATGCTGGTTCAGCAGCAGGAGATGGTGGACTTTATATAAATGATGTCGATACAGCAGAAACTGGTTCATTACTTTGGGATGTAAGTGCAGATAGATGGATTGGTGGATTGAAAGATGCAGAAGTTAATTTAGTAACTCTTAGTTCAACCGACACACTTACAAATAAAACTTTAACTTCACCAGATATAAATGGTGGTACTTGGAATGGTACAGTAGATGGAAACTCAACCGCCGCTGGTATTACATGGGCAGATTTAGGTAGTGTAACTACAATTGATATTAATGGTGGAACAATTAATGGTCTTGATACAGATTTAGCAGTAGCAGATGGTGGAACAGGAGCCTCAACTCTTACTGATGGTGGTATATTATTAGGTAGTGGAACAAGTGCAGTAACAGCAATGTCTGTTCTCGCCGATGGAGAATTTGTTGTTGGAGATGGTTCAACCGACCCAGTAGCAGAAAGTGGAGATACAGCAAGAATAAGTATGGGAGTAGGTTCTACTGATACTTGGCAGATAACAGGATTGCAAATCGGTCATGCTAGTGATACTACTTTAACAAGACCATCCGCTGGAGATTTACAAATTGAGAGTAACATTATTTACCGAGCTGGTGGTACAGATGTAGCAGTAGCAGATGGTGGAACTGGAGCTTCAACTTTAACCGATGGTGGAGTATTATTAGGAAGTGGAACAGGAGCAATTACAGCAATGTCAGTATTGGCTGACGGAGAATTTATAGTTGGTGATGGTACAACTGATCCAGTAGCAGAAAGTGGGGCAACATTAAGAACAAGTATTGGTGTTGGTACAGGAGATTCACCACAATTTACAGGAATAGAATTAGGACACGCATCTGATACAACAATCACAAGACCAAGTGCTGGTGATATATCAGTAGAAGGTAATATTGTTTATAGAGCAGGTGGAACAGATGTTCCAGTTACAGATGGTGGAACTGGAGCGAGTACTTTAACTGATGGTGGTATTTTACTTGGTAGTGGTACAGGAGCAGTAACTGCAATGTCAGTTCTTGGTGATAGTGAAATGATAGTAGGAGATGGTTCAACCGACCCAGTCGCAGAAAGTGGAGCAACATTAAGAACTTCAATCGGAGTTGGTTTAACCGATGATGTAGTATTTTCCGATATAAGTGGTTCAAATGGTACGTTTACTGGACACATTTCTGCTAGTGGTGAGATAAGTAGTTCAAGTAACATCGGTATGGATGGAGATTTATATGTTGGTGGCAATGTTGATATTAGTGGTGGAACTATTACTGGTATCACAGATTTAGTTGTTGCAGATGGTGGAACTGGAGCTGGAACATTCACAGATGGTGGTATATTATTAGGTAGTGGAACAGGAGCAATTACTGCAATGTCAGTTCTTGGTGATGGTGAAATGATAGTAGGAGATGGTTCAACCGACCCAGTCGCAGAAAGTGGGGCAACATTAAGAACAAGTATTGGTGTTGGTACAGGAGATTCACCACAATTTACAGGAATAGAATTAGGACATGCCAGTGATACTACACTTACAAAAGTAAGTTCTGGTGATGTAAATATTGAAGGTAATATTATTTATAGAGCTGGTGGTACAGATGTAGCAGTAGCAGATGGTGGAACTGGAGCTTCAACTTTAACCGATGGTGGAGTATTATTAGGAAGTGGAACAGGAGCAGTAACTGCAATGGCTGTTCTCGCTGATAGTGAAATGATTGTCGGTGATGGTTCTACAGATCCAGTAGCAGAGAGTGGTGCTACTTTAAGAACAAGTATTGGTGTCGGAACTACTGATAGTGTAAATTTTGGAGCTATGATTAGTGGAAGTAACAAGTTATACGTAGGTACTCCATCAAGTTATGTGAGTGCTAGTGATGGTGGTTTAAAAGTTACAGGAGCTATTACGGGTTCAAGTGTTAGAGCAACTAATCTTTATGGACAAGTTGCAACAGCAGCACAAACAACTATTACATCTGTTATAAATGACGGTTTAACAATAGGTGGTTATTCTTCACATCAAATTATTGATTTCGGGACAGACGATATGATAAAAGTTTCGGTTAATGATGTTGCTGATGAATTTAGATTCTCTGCAGGTGGAACATTTCACGCAGACGCAGATGTAGTTGCATATTCTTCAACTACTGCTTCGGATATAAGTTTGAAGAAAAATATTACAGATACAAAATATGGTTTAGACGATATTATGAAACTTCGTGGTGTTGATTATGATTGGAGACGAGAAGATATGGGACATGATGTTGGTGTACTTGCACAAGAAGTTGAAAAAGTTATTCCTGAAATTGTGAAAGAATATGATGGTATGAAGGGAAGAGAAAAGTTTAAAGCAGTGGATTATAATAAGTTAGTTCCAGTATTAATAGAGAGTATAAAAACTCTTAAAACGGAACTTGAAGATTTGAAGAAAAAAGTGAATTAAGGTAATTTACTTGATATTTATAGTATAGTTATAAACAATAATAAGGAGAAAAAGTTATGGCTGATCAAGAGACAAAATTCTCAGATGATGAATTGAAATCTTTACAGGATCTACAAACCTCGTATCAACAAAAACAGTTACAGTTTGGTCAATTAAGAGTTCAAAAACTCTTACTTAGTCAACAGGTTGAGTCACTTCAAACTCAAGAAACTCAATTAGAAGTTGAATACGGTGAAGTTCAAGAAACTGAACGAAAATTGGTTCAGGATTTGAATGAAAAGTATGGAGCAGGTACATTAGACCCCGCAACTGGAGTTTTTACACCGACACCTGAACCAGTAGTTGAAACTGAAGAAACTGCATAAATAAATTCTCCCCAGACATATTGTTTGGCAAATTATTTTATATTTATACTTAGACACATATAGTCGAAGTAGACTAATAACTTAGTTATTTAATTATAATAATAGGAGAAAAACAATGGCAGAAAGAATCGTAAGTCCGGGTGTATTTACTCGTGAACGTGACCTATCATTTCTTCCTCAAGGAATTGCAGATATTGGAGCAGCAATAATTGGACCAACTATTAAAGGTCCTGCATTTGTTCCAACAGTAGTTAGAAGTTTTCCTGAGTTTGAAGAAGTTTTTGGTACAACGGATAAACGTTATTACACACCGTACGCGGTAGAACAGTATTTAAAAAGTGCTGGGACGGTTACCATAGTTAGAGTTCTCAATACAGCAGGATATTCAGTTGATTCATTAACACTTTTTGTTAGTGGAGCAGGAGCAACTACAAAACAAAATCTAGCAGTACTATTACCATCACGAGGTGGTTCAGATGGAACAGCAGATTTAGAAGCCAGTAATGTTACTGGTAGTTGGGATAGTTTCCAACTTGTGTTAAGTGGTAGTAACTGGGGCGCAAAGAGTTTAACATCTCGTACCTATACGGTATCTTTTGATACAGGAAGTGCAGATTATATCGGAGATGTATTTAGTGCAGACGCACAAATACAAAAATCTGGTCAAAATGCAGTATCAGCGTATTTGTATAAGAACTTTAAATATGCACAAAGTAGTCAGGGATATGATTCGACAGCAGAAGTAACTGCAAGTGCTGGAACTCATAATTTAGCAGTAACATACAATAACGCATCAACACCTTACATTCAATCACAAGTAATTAATGGTTCAAGATATAACTTATTTAAAGTTAATACTCGTTCACATGGTTCAGATGTAAACAACAAATATAAAATTGTTGTTTTGAATGTAAAGACAGCTGCAAATGTTGCTGGTAGTGATTATGGTACATTTTCATTACAACTCAGACAAACAGGGTTGAACGATAATAACTTGACAAAAGATAATATCGTTGAACAATGGGATGGTTTGAATTTTGATCCAGAAAGTCCTGGTTACTTTGCAAGACGAATTGGTGATAGATATGTAACAATAGACGCAAATGGTAAACTCACTTATAATGGTGACTGGCCAAATCTGTCTAAACATATTTATGTATCTGATTTTTCAGATGCTGCAGATGGTAGTTTACCGAAAAATGTATGTCCAATGGGACACGCATCAATTCAGAATCCTTTTGGTAGTGATGATTCAGCAACTCCCGCATGGGCGTTCAAAGCAACACAATCAAATGCACAGAATGAATTTGACGCAAATGAACCTTATGGACATGATTACGCTAACGCAGACGCTGAACAATATTTAGCACCTCTCAATTCTTTTGGAAGTGGAGCTCATGTAACAATGAGTATTGAGGACTTTTTTGGTCACTCAGATGCATCTACACTCGGAGATACCTATTCAGATGGAACAGAAAAAATAACATTAGCAGCTTCTCATATTAAACAGAGAAAGTTCGTTGTTCCATTACAAGGTGGATTTGATGGAGATAATCCAGCAGTACAAAAATTGGTAGGTTCAAATATTGTTAATACCAATACACAAGGATTTGATTGTTCAGATTCAAGTGCAGGTGGTACAGTATCTTACAAGAAAGCAATTAACGCAGTAAGTAATCCAGATGAATTTGATATCAATATGTTAATAACACCTGGTATCGTTCATGGTTTACATAGTAAAGTAACAAATCACGCAATATCTAAGTGTGAAGCACGAGGTGATTCATTTTATGTATTTGATTGTGGTATTCAAGGTGGTTCAATAGCAAGTGCAACAAATGCAGTTACCGCACTTGATACTAACTACGCAGCAACTTATTACCCTTGGGTAAAGATTGTTGATAGAAACACATCATTACCAGTTTGGGTCCCACCTTCTTGTGTTTTACCTGGTGTAATCGCTTACACGGATAAGGTAGCACATGAATGGTTCGCACCAGCAGGTTTGAATCGTGGTGGTTTGACTTCTGTACTTGAAGCACAGACAAGATTAACACATTCAGAAAGGGATGACCTTTATGAAGATAGAGTTAATCCAATTGCTTCATTTCCAGGTCAAGGTGTGGTCGTTTGGGGACAAAAAACACTTCAAGCAAGACCATCAGCACTTGATAGGGTGAATGTACGTAGACTGTTAATCAAATTGAAGAAGTTTATCGCTTCGTCAAGTAGATACTTAGTCTTTGAACAAAATACATCAGCAACAAGAAACAGATTCCTTAATATAGTGAATCCGTTTTTAGAATCAGTACAATCTAATAGTGGTTTATCCGCATTTAGAGTAGTGATGGATGATTCAAATAATACTGCAGACGTAGTTGATAGAAATCAACTTGTCGGTCAGATATTTATTCAACCAACACGTACAGCTGAGTTTATTGTATTAGACTTCGTGGTATTACCTACGGGAGCAACCTTCCCAGAATAAGTTTGATTTATATAAACTTAATTAATAAAAAGCCCCTCTTTTTTGAGGGGTTTTTTGTTGCTTAATATATTTATATATGAAGTTAAACATAAAACTTCAAAAAAACTATGAAAAATGAATATGATGATTTTTATAATTTTTGATATTTATAGTTGAAGAATTAAACTTAATTGGAGATTAAAGATGCCAGAACTATTAGATCCTTCTGAAATAATGTTCACACCGTTTGAACCGAAAACGAAAAATCGGTACATCATGTACATCGAAGGAATACCAGCTTATCTTATTAAGACAGCAAACAGACCTTCAATAGCTTTTGAAACTATCGAACTTGACCACATCAATGTTAGACGATATGTCAAAGGTAAAGGTGCATGGGAAGAATTAGAAATTACTTTATATGACCCCGTTGTTCCAAGTGGAGCACAGGCAGTTATGGAATGGGTTCGTTTATCTCACGAATCAGTAACAGGTAGAGATGGTTATACAGACTTTTATAAGAAGGATGTAACTATTAATGTTTTGGGACCAGTTGGTGATAAAGTAGAGGAATGGACATTAAAAGGAACATGGATTGTAAACGCGAATTTTAATGATTTAGATTGGGCAAATACTACAGACCCAGCTGATGTAACTTTGACACTTCGCTACGATTACGCTATTTTACAATTTTAATTAAAGTATT